TGGTACTGTTCGAGTGTCGAAAGTCGTTGGGCGTTGCTCGACTGCACGGTCTCTAAGTCCCCGACGCGCAATGCGTTGGACGTGAGTTCTGTCTCTAAATCACCGATGCGTGTCACATTCGAGAGGAAATCGTCCAGGTGTGCGACGTTGGTGAGCGTCGATCCTTCCCCGAAATACGCGTTCGCGTACACGTCGCCGACCACATTCATGGTCAAGAGATTGGACGAGGTCACGATGAATCTATCAGTCGCGGTGTTCGCCGTGAGGGCGATCGTGAGTTCGTCCCGATTTTCAAGGTAAGCCACGCCAACGTTTTCACCGGGTCGGTTCATGATGATTCCGACATCGTAGACGTACGCCTCCGAATTATTGTTCCCACCCAATTCTAACAGTGGATCGGTGATGGACACGTTATTGCTTCGCACGAAGGTCGTGTCTCCCGTAGCCACCAAGTTGCCTTCGATCAACACGCCACCTTTGACGACGAAGACATTCACGTCGTCCGCGCTCGCCCCCTCTCCAACTTGCAGTCTCGTCGCCGCGAGCGTGTTCGACACCTCCACACCCAAGGTCGTCACCGCCCCGTTCGACGTGACCTCTTGTAATCCTTGGGTTTGATTCACTGGAAACGCACTCTGTACGATTTCCTTGGTCGTTGGATTATACCCGATCGTGATCGCGGATCCGCCCTGCCCCGCGGACGCGTCCAATCGAACCGGTGCGACGTACAGACCCGAGTTCGCGGTGGTGATGTCGTCTGACGTGGCGTTGATCACGATGGTGTCGGTTGCCTGTACATCTGGCGTAAACTTGCCGAGGCGAATCTTCTGGGACCGCTCTACGCTCGGTAAATTCTTCACCATGTGACGTCTAATGTTATGCCCTATTTTAATTCCGTTGTTGAATCGACGGAACTGAGACAGGGTAGGGTTAATTGGCGAAGCGCAGACCGGCACATCCTTTATCGATGGTGAGCACGTTGAGATTCAGCGCCCAGATGGTATCCGTGAGGGGAAGAGTTTCGGACACGATACGCAGGCTCGATACCCGACTGGCATTGAGAGACCCCGTTGGCTGGAACAAGTTCGTGGTGACACAGAACGGGTACATGAACAAATCGGGAGAGTTGACGAAACTCGTGTGAAAGTAGTGGCTGACCTCACAAAAGTGTGGTTTGCCGAACCGAAACGGTGTGACGTCGTTCCCGTTGATTTGAATTTTGATTCGATTGTCCACGCGCTTCAACGGACTGCTCGAGCTCGTGTTGGAACTCGCGATAAATTTGATTGGATGATTAAACGTCAGATCTTGCACGAGATCCCTCGAGGCGATGTTTTTTTGGGTTTGGTAGATGAGCATGTGTCTGGTGTTTGTGAGCGCCTTACGTTCGTCCGCATCCACGTAGTAATATTGCGAGTAACACTCCACCTGTTTGCCTTGAATGTTCGAACCCCATTTCACGTAAATCTCCACGTCTTGAAGCTGAATACCCGTGAGCGGAAGCGCCAGGCTCGGGGTCTCGCAGAAGAAGAAGCGGAGAGGGTAGAAGAACGACGACGACGAGAGACCCGGGTGCGGACCGAGCGCCGACCGGGACGAGTTCCCGGCGAGCATGTCCACCGCCACGGTCTCCGACCACTCGCTGTATTGACGATCGATGACCTCACCACCGATTCTCAATTCTGCGTACTCGATGAGCGTTCGCCAATCGTTCGAATCCAGAGCTTGGGTACCGTTGTCGATCGTGAAATACGTGTACCCCAGCAGATCACCTGACTTTTGAATCAAAATCTTGGACAGACCACCGTTTCGCACGGCACCTTGGATGTAATTCTTCTCGATCGATTGTGAAAAGTTCGAGTGTTTCTTCCACACTTGATTGAAGAACGAGACACCCTCGGCACCGTCGGAGTGAATCCATTTATCCTGTTGACCGACGGCGGTCAAGATTGTGACACCCGACGACATTTACAATACTCTCACAAATTTCTTTTCATGCAAACGAAGCGAATGACGAGGAAATTATCACCGGCGTCCGTGGAGTTTTTAATCGTGTTCCCGTCTTGATCCATGATTGTCACTTGAAACCGGTCGATCGATCGGACTGGATCGATGTACTGAGTGACGATAGGGTAGTTGTCTCGGAAGAGGATGAGTTGGTTATCCCCGTGCGTGGCGGCTTCGGAGACGATACTGGCGAAGGAGTGTCTCACCTTGGACATCGATTGTTGCTCATCCAGAGCCTTGAATGCTCGATCGTTGAAGAACGTGTCCAACTCTTTGATGGAGACGTAGCAGTGTTCGACCGAGGCGTTGGAGTGAATGTGCGCGGCGACGAGTCTGGCTTGAACGACGTTCCTCAGAGGGGTCTGGAGATGACACGTGAACGTGTTCGCGCTGGACTGTCCGACGCTGTCCAAAGTGATGGTGTGATATTCGTATTGAAGATCAGGAGTCGACGACTGGGGTGCAGTCACGAGAGCCATTATACTTTACGGTTACAAATTTTATTCGTCGACGATTTCGTACGTCGCGGACTTGCGAACCCACTCTTGGTCACCGCACAAACCGCCCGGGACACCGCCTCGGCTGTACGCGGCACCCTTCACATGACCCGGGGTGCACGCGAGGTCTTGCTTCAAGTCCCAGAAACTACCTTCGAGGTCTTGCTTGATGACGATTGGGGCGCCGACGTATCCGCTGTACATGGTGCCCAGGACGAGGATCGCGATGATCAGGACGGCAATCCAAGTGAGCGCCCTGCGGTTCGTGTTGTTGAGCTTAATCATTTGTACCATGAGGAAATATTATTTTTTCGAAAGTGCGTTAAAGCTCTGCGTGTATTTTCAACGAGAGTACTAGATCATGGGTGAAGAATTCGTCATCGATCGAGGTGACAATCCTTCGGTTATGAACTTGAGTGCGGATGAACAGCGCCTGATGGACGAGATCGAGGTCACTCGGTCTCGACCCACGCGCGTGCCTAAAAAACAAGCACCTCCCAGGTATGCGAACGAGGACGACGACGACGACATCGACTTGGATGCCTTCATGAATCCGACGAAACAGGCGACCCAGGCGCCTCCGCCTGCGGTGGAGGAAGACCTCGCGGACGAGTACGCCAATTACTCTGACGACGACTACGACGAAGACGTCCCCATCAGACGTTCGGCACCGCAACAGCAGCCATCGAGCGGATTTTCGTCCATCGACGACGAAAAGTGCGATCTGTTGTCGAAGCTTCAGCGATTGGGACAGAAAAAGGGCGTCATCGTCAACAAACGCTTGAACGTGTACACACCGATCGAGGATCTTCGAGCGGAATACAAGAGGGTGACGTACGGAATCGAGATTGAACAGTCGGTGAAATTCAGCAGACGCGCGCTCGTGGCATGTGTCACTGGACTAGAATGGTTGAACAAGAAATACGATCCGCTGTCTCTCGAACTCACGGGTTGGTCGGAGAGTGTGATGGAGTCGTTGGACGACTACGATCCCGTACTGGAGGAGCTCGCCGTTAAGTACAAGAATTCGATGCAAATGGCACCGGAGGTCAAACTCATAATGATGCTCGCTGGGTCTGGTTTCGCGTTCCACCTCAGTAACAGCATGTTCAAGGCGCTTCCGAACATGACGGACGTCCTGAAACAGAACCCGGAACTCGTCGGACAAATGTTTTCGGCGGTGCAAAAGACACAAGCCGCGGGCGGTGCGCCACCGCAGGGTGGGAGCGGGTACGAGATGAAGGGACCACAGATGGGCATCCCGGGACTCGATCTCTCCTCTTTGATGGGTGGCATCAGCATGCCGCCGCCACCGCCGATGTCGACTACGGTCGATCCCAGACCCGAAGAACCAGAGGAAGACGAGATCTCAGACATCGTGTCCGAAGGTGAGTTCCCCGAAGATGATGGCGACGTCAAGGAGGTTGAACTCCCCAAGTCGGCACCGAAGAAGCGTGGGAGAAAGAAGAAGAATGAAATTAATCTCTAATGGTAGTATTATATGGTGTCCTTCTGTCCACTCGACGAGGAGGACGAGCCCGTCGTCAGGCGGGTTCCGATCGTCCGACCTCAGCAGCCGAAGAAGCCTGAGGTGCCGACCTCGAAGGTGAGTGTCGGACGAGAAGAGAGTGAATGTAATTTTGCCGTGCTCTTTTTCATCGTTGCCAGCATCGCGCTCATGCTGACCGATCAAGTTAAGTAAGTTAAACTTCACCCTGAATCGGTTTCCCCGATTCACGATTTAGTAACTATAGCTCTGCACAGTCTTAGGATTAGAATTGTCATATTGGACGCTCGTCAATTTCCCACTGGACAGGCTCGAGTAGAGTTTCACGTGTATGTCGTACGTGTATTGTCTCGTCGACAGGATATTGCTCGGGGTGAATCGAACCTTCGTCGCGGTCGTGGTAATCGTTGAGCTCCACGGATACGGATTGGAGACGCCACCGAATATGTTTTTCGTACCGACGGCGATGGGGATGGACGATTGATTCCCAGACCCGTTACCGCCGGTGACCTCCAGAACCATTGTGTTGATGTAATCTCGATTGGACGTCGACACCTCCCTGAGCATGCACTTGATCTTCGCATAGAACGACCCGTTCCCGAAATTTAGAATGACGTCCTTTGCCACACCCGAACCCAGTGTGAAGGACGTCGAGTATCTCTTACATGCCACGTTATCTCCCTCGGTGATCGACCCACCGACGACGTGAAGCGCCGTGAGAGGAGATGCGATGCCGACGCCGATGGCGTTCCCTAACTCAATCTTGCCGCCGAACGAAATGTCCGTCGTGACGTTCAACGACCCTTGCACGACGACGTTCGCACCGACCGGTTGCATGTACAAATCGCCATCCGTACCCGAATACAAGTTAGAAAGACCACCGGTGGTGACCATTTGAATCACCGCGTTCCCACTGGAATGTTCGATTCGAGCGTCACCATCGTACACGGTGAGTTTGGATGTTCCCGGTGCGTCCGTACCTACACCCACTTTCCCGTCTGTGATCCACACAGCATCGCTTTCCACACTGGCGTCGATCGAACCTAAAATCATACCCGTGCTCGACCCGACGTCTCGATACCCACGGGCGTACGCCCCGTACCCATCTTCGGTGATGAGTTGCATGCCAGTCTTTTTCAATCCGGTGGTCGACGGTGATTCTATGCGCAAAACGTCGACGTCACCCGTCACACCCGTGTACACGTGCACATTCGACGCGGGCAAGGACGTTCCGAAACCCACGAGCGCGTTTGACTTGACGCGCATCGCCTCGTCCCCATCACCCGCGACGAGCATGAAATCGAAATCGTTTCTGTTGACGATCTGGTTCAGAGACGCAAGATTGTCGGATTGGATGTACAAATCACCTCCACACGAAAAACGACCGTTACTCACTGTCGAGTGCGTGACGCGCACGCCACCTTGCACGTACAGCGAGGTTTCGTCGTCGGCGTCGTCTTCGTCGTTCTCGTCGACGTTGATGAGCACGCGACCGCCGTTATCACCAGACCCAGAGATGCTCAACACTGGTATGGCGGTGAACGTGCCGTACGCATCATCTTCGAGCACATTATTGAACGTCGTCTCATCCGTGATGGTCTGTCGAAAACACTCGAACATGTGACGACCGGCGACGTGTCGAATGTGATCGGCGGTGTCGTTCCCCTTGAACAGTAAAAGTTCGGATCGACCGGACGTGTTATATTCCCTCTCCTGAACGAAGGTGTGTGGGAACGGGTAGGACTGGTTTTGTATGTCCTCCAAACCGCTTCCGGGCGTGCCGACGCCCGCGAATTCGATGATATTTTTCAACTTCACATCTGCATCGATTGTCAAACCTCTCGGGGTCACATCCGTGCCGATACCGACATTACTCGTGATCCCGTCGATGAAAAACGCAGTGGCTTCGATGTTACTGACGGAATACACATTGTTCGTGATTCTGAAATTCTTGTGTCTCTCCAACACGTTCGGGGTGTTCTCGACCCCGACGGACCATCCCCCGTACGCGGTGGATCCGTTCCAAATGCTATAGGACGTGAATGCGTCGCCCGAATCTTCGCGCACTTGCACGGTGATGATGGCGTCTTCGTCCACGTCTTGATCGATCGGGTTGAACACCAACAGACCGTTCCCGATGTGATTTCTGTTCCCGGACGTTCGAATGTCAACCTTGGACAGAGGCGTGTGCGTACCGAAACCGACCTTGTTATCACCGCGGAGCGTCATGATATTCTGACTATCGTACGATCCATTGGACAGGTTGATGTCCATGCGTGTACGAGAATCGTTCCCGGCGCCCCCGTTCGCGTATCGACCCAATTGAAATTCAGCCTTCGAGCCGAAAATCGTCCCGAATCCTTGACGACACAGGTTGAGCGCCGTGCGCATGACATCGTCTTGACTCGTCACGCTCGGATTCGTCACCGTGAGCGGGGCGTCGCCGTGGACGAAACTGTTACGAAGGACAACCTGTGGATTGATGAACGCCGATCCGTTCGTTTGGAACAACGCCTCCGGGCTCGTCGACCCCACACCCACGCGTCCGGTATCCGTGATGGTCATCCTTGGCGTCCCGATCGTCGCCCCACTCGTCACGCTAAAGTTTAGACTCTGTCCACTCCCGACTCGACTCTGAATGTGACCGCGACTCGTCGCTAAATCGGAATACATTTGGGTCGACACCGACCCGTTCACGAATTGTTGACCGGCGATGAAGGCGTTCGAACCCGTGACGAGCACGTTTCCACCGCCGACGGTGACTCGTTCCACTGGCGCGGTGTTGGCGAGACCTATGTTCCCACTCGATGTGATGACCGCGCGTTCCGCATTCTTCGTCTTGAAGACAATCTTTTGCGTGGCGCTGTCGCTGTTGCTTCCTTTGACCTCGATCGAAGAGACGTTGGAGGTCGTCGGACCAGATTTCATGATGAGATCTGTGTACGACGCATCGGTCCCGAAATCGTTGGCGTGGATGATGATTTGTCCGGTGGACAGGATGGACGAGTTCGAGTTCGCGTCCACGCCCTTGGTTCCACCGAGACGAATGTTACCTTCGATGTGTGCCTTTTCGTCACCCGTGTATCGTCCCACCGCGAGGTTACTCATCGCCGTGAGTCGAGTCGACACCGTGTTTCCGTGACACTCGACGACATTCGCCCCTGTTTCGTTGATGTGTAAATTACTCCCGACACACAGTGTGTGTTGCGGATTCGTATTGGCGATCCCCACTCGGGTCTCGGCTAAAAGAATGCCCGTGACCGTGGTGCCAGTGATTGTCACGACGTTGTCCGCGACGTCGTCGATCACGATGTTCGATCCGAGTTCCAAGGAATTTTCGACGACGAGATTCGTCACGAACGCGTTCCCTTGGACGTGTAATTTTTCAGCCGCGGTGTCGTGTGCCCAAAGGTTACTACCGACCGCAAAATTGTGATTGGGTGATGTGTTCGCCGCAGCCAACACATTGGACGTGTACATTCGACCTATCACGTACACGTTCACTTCATCGCTCGTGGGAACGATCTGCACGTCCGCGGGACCGCGATTTGTTCGACCTATCACCAGTCTCGAGGGATCGGACACGTCGTGCAAATACCCGACGAAAACATTACTCTCGTTCGCTTGGTCGTAAATCAGCGCCGTGTCCAGACCGGATCCACCGTTGACGCCCATGGAAATCACCGCATCGGTGACGGCTAAATTCACCGAGGACGTGTATGACGAGAGATCTGTGATAATGACATTTCCGTTAACCACGAGGTTCCCTGTGATTGTGAATTCATTACTGACGGTCTCGACGTTCCCGTACAGTTGCATGACTGGATTGCCGGTATCGTTCAACTGAATGTTTGAACCGAACGACAGACCATCCGTGGCTGTAATTTTTTGAACGATGACGTTCCCCTGAACGTCCATCGCGGTCTCACCATTGGCGTCTATGGTGATGATGTTCGTGGATTCTTCATCCACACCGACGACCAATCGATTGTTCGACGTGATGTTCTGTGCCGTGACGTTCCCGTTCGCGACGAGCAAGTTCGTGGCACCCGCCACGGTATCGATAAAAAATTCGTTGTT